AGCGCCCGCAGCAGTAGTACATGCCCTTTGCTTGTCAAATTTGGCGTCATAGTGTTTCCTCCACATACAAGATTTTGCCGCGCTCATCCGTAAGTATTGCGCCGGATTCGTCCGTAAAGGCTGTCATCCCGTCGCCTCCATCTGCAAATACAGTCATGGACTGCTTGACGGATAGCCGGACGGCGGACCCGACAAACAGCTTAGATGCTGCTTGGGTAAGCAGGATTGTGGGCGCAATCACCAGGTTGGCCGGGATGCGCCGCCGCAGATCGTCCAAAATCCACGGGTAATCAACCGACACAGGCAAGCTCAGCCTGAGTGTATACCCGCTGATAGTCGGCAAGGGATTGTCATTTCCACAGATGGATGCAAGCCACTTTGCCAACCAGCGGTAGGTATACGGCAGTTCCGTGTCCCACGCGGCACAGATTCGCACCCGGCGTTCCTCTATGGGGTTGCTCTCGGCCGCAGAAATCCCTAAAATAGTCTCCCACCGTCTGCACCCATATTCGGATAAGGTTTCGAAGAAAAAGTCGTCTGGTGCAGCTTGCACAGCCTGTAGCGCCCGGTCAAATTCGGGCTGCTCTGCATCCGCTATCTGGCCGAACTCCAAAAGTCCTTGCAGATATCGCGGCCAGTATTCCCTAAGTTCCATTCGTGATCACCCCCAGGACAGGGATTTTGTTGGATTCCAGGGATAAATTCGTAGCGCTTCCGTTGATTTTGGTGTTTGTGATGTCAATCACCCCGGGGACGCCCAGGATCCTAGTTTCAATCTGACTGACGCGGATAACCAGCGTGTCGGTATCGGCCCAGGCGCGGGACAATTCGGCAAAATAACTTTGAACTGCCGTTTTCACCGCTGCCTGAACCCCAGACCATGTGCCGCCAGAGCCAAAGGCCAGGCTGAAGGAAACGTTGATCGTGCTGCTGGCCACACCCTCTACCGTGACGGTGTGGCCAATGGGGGCAAGCCCCAAACCGGACCCTTGCGTTCCAGCGGGATCAATCGCCTCCTGGACACGTTGGACCAGATCCGCCGAAGGTGCGCCCCATTCGCTGCTGATGATAAGTACTTTCACGGTCCCGCCGCCGTTCCAGGCAGGAATTACCTTTGCAGCTCCTACGCCCGGAAGCAGCTCCACCTTATTTTTGTAGTCGGCGATATTCCCGCCAAAAGCCTGGAATTCCAGGGATTCAAAATAGCGGGCCCGGAGGGCATCATCGCTTTCTTCATTTTCTCCGGGGATCAGGATATCTTCCAGCCGGGCAGCCGCCAAATCAGGCACGTAGTCAATCGGATACAAGGTTCCGATGTACTCGTTTCCAACCGCCCCGGCAGTCTCTGCGGTCAGCTGATATTGCCCAGGCGCAATTTCGGCGGTGACGGCAAAGTTGATATCCCCGCCGGAAAACCTGGTCCCCAGCGCCACATTGCAGCCCGTCCCATTTGCCGTTTCGAAATATCCCTTCCGGACAGCGTAGGTTGCGGCTGCTCGCAGTACACCCCGTTCCCGACACTTCTTTGTCAGGTCTTCACCGGTGGCCGTGTCCGGGAATGCCCGGTCCATCAAGTAGGCCAGCTCGATGTACATGATGGCCAGCTCGGCAGCCGCCGGCGCAATAGCGTCGTAGATGATGGATCCTTCCCGCTTGTCCACAGAGGTTGCCACACGACCCAAGCAGCGTTCCATGATGGCCTCGAAGCTCATTTCCTCATACATTTCTCGTCACCGTCCTTTCTACCGGGATTTCCCCGAAAATTGTTTCTGCTGTGAATTGGATGGATATGGTACGCTTGTCTGGCCGACTGACACTGAAATCCGTGATTCCAGTAATCCGGCTGTCTGCCAGCAATGCCTCCTGCACAATGCGCCTTGCTTCGCTGGCCAGCGTCTGTGCGCTCCGACCGAAGGTTCCGTTCAGCTCTATCCCATAATCCCAGGAGTAGATCAGATAGGCAAACCGTTCTGTCAACAGGATTTTCAGGATCGCTTGGCGCATTGCCTCTGTCCCATCCACGTAGCCAGTGACACGGCCCGTCTCCAGGTCCATTTTATAGGTCCTGGTTGTCTGGCTGGCGGCAGGTGTGATATCCACGGTAAGGCTAAGCGTCCCGGCGCTCTGCCCAGGAATCAACGCCATAAATATCACACCCTTCCCAAAATCAAAAACGACTGGCCGCCATGATTCCGCAGCAACGCCAGCTTGTCGCCGACGGCCAGCGGATCTCCGTCCTTTTCCTTAAGCGTCACAAGGGCGCTGGCGGACAGATCAAATCTGTTGTCCACCCGGACGACAAGAGGGGAAGCGGCCGTTACCTGGCCAAACAAAAAGGCTGCCGGAACTGTCGCGTTTTGCGACTGCTCCGCAATCTTCTTCATCGTGTCTAAAATGGACATATCACACCACCTTCAGCTTCAGTGTCATGGTTTCTTTGAGCAGATCGGCGCTGTGCTCCTCCACAATGTAGCAGGCGTTCACGCCGGCTCTCTCAATGCCAATATATAACGCACGGCCAGCCCGGACGGATAAATCCAGCAGAGCCTTAACCTCGAAAGACCTCTTGGGGCGGTTGTACAGCTCCAGCATTTGGCCGCCACGCTCCTTGATCTGTGCCTCATTCATGCCCTCCTGCACAGTCTCATAGTCCTGCAGCACGCCCCAGAAGGTCATGTTGTTGGAATCCTGGAAGATGTAAACATCCCGCTTCCCGGTCGTTTTATTGTCCCGAACCAGCTTGATCTTGTTATAGGTCTCGGAATCAATCTCGGATTCGTAGGTGTAGCCGGTGGCTATGCTCCGGTCACCGACGAACAGGTCCAGCTTGGATTTTGCCACGTCGGTAATCCGCAGGGACCCAAAGTCATCCCACAGGACATACATCTTGCCGGTATGGACCAGGGTATGGTCCAGGGCCGTCAGAGCAATGTCAAACAAGGTCTGTCCGTCTTCCACCATAGACGGGATGACGTAACCGGTATTTTCCATAGCGCCGCAGACCAGGTCAAAATCTGCTGCAATCTGCGTTAAGATCTCATCCGCCCGCTTGTTGGCAAATACATAGGTCTCCTTGTTCTTCTTCAGGTACCAGGTTTGATCGTAGGCGGTCACGGTGACCTGGTCCTTTTCGTTTTGACTGACCTTGACCACATAGCCGTAAAACAGGCCGTTTTTGTCATCCTTCAGGGCCAGGATTCCGCCATGGGTCCACGCAACATCGCTGTTGGCAAAGGTGGTAAGCTCCAGAGAGGCCGGTGTTCCTATCCTCTTCGTGGCCCATTTGGCGCCGGTGCACAGGGACGTGATATCAAATGCATCGCCGGTGCGGTTATTTTGGTATAAAATTGATATACTCATGGAATCGTAAACACCTGCCCTGGGTAGATCAGATTGGGATTGCCCCCGATGATTGCCTTGTTTGCGTCGTAGATTTTGGGCCAGTCTCCGCCCTTCCCATAAAATCGTTTTGCGATGTTCCACAGGCAGTCTCCACTGACTACGGTATACGTTTTGGGTGCTCCCCCCGGCTGCCCTGTGCGGCTTTGCTCTTTCGCAACCGGCTTCTTCTCCTGCAGCACAATCCGGCGGGGGGAATAGTCCTTCCACTCAGACAGTTTGACGGAGTAGTACAGATCTCCCAGCTCCCCGGACCGCTCTTCGTAGTCAAAAGATTCGATGCCCATCCGGACGTTGATGTCCAGGTCTGTGCCGGTAATCAGTAGTCGCACCGGCTGCAGCGCATCCCGTGCCGCCTGGATAGCCCGGACAAGCTCCAGCGGGGGCGTTATGGTCCTAGGGGCATATGGGGCGCTGTGAGCCGGGAAAAAGCTGTCCCAGGATACGGTCCGCAGCCTCTTCTGCCGCAGGATCAGGATCTCCCCCAGACCCAGGACGGTATCGGTTTCGTTGTCCCCTGAGGACGCCACTTTCAACTTTGACGGCAGGACCGGGATGATAATTTCCTTTCCTGCCGCAATCAAAGTCATCGCATAGCTCATCATGCATACACCCCTTCCGCAGCTGCTACGAACTCGTCCTCCAGCTCCCGCTCCATCCGCCGGGCAAGTTCTTCGTAGTCCACCCGCTCACTCACCTGGGCGTCAATGGCCACCGTAGGCGTCAGGGTCACAAAGTTCTGGACATAGCGCATTTCGGCCACGTCTCGCAAGAACTTCAGGTCCTCTTCGGCGATGTTGACGTCCTCTTCGATTTCTCCAACGGACCCCACATGGCCCACGTTATCAACATCCCCGCCAAAGCCTTCGCCTCCCAAGTAAGATTGCCAATCCTTTTCGCTCTCGGCTCCTGCCGCAGCTGCCTCCGCTTTCGCGGTAGCAATTTCCGCTTCTCTCTGGGCCGTTTCTGCGCGCGCCTGGGCCTTCATAGAATCCAGGGCGGCGTCGCGGTCTGCGATCTGCTGGTTGATCTGGTCCTGGTAGGCGGCCAGGTCGGCCGCTCTTGCCTGTTTGGCAGCTTCGTTTTCAAGCTGGGCCGTAGTCCCGAAAGTCACCTGGTCGATCAGGCCGATGTTGACGCCGGGGATTTGGTTCAGGGTGTTGATAAAGTCGTTTATAATGTCAATCGCACCGTTGACCATGTTTTGCAGGATCATCAGTACGCCGGCCTTCATGTCACCCAGGAAGTTCTGAATGTTCGTGCTGACCGTTGCGAAGGTAAGCTGCAACCGGTTGAATAGGTTCATCACCCAGTAGACGCCGGTCATAAAGCCGATCTTCACCCAGGACCAGGCCGTCAGGATCGCGTTGCAGGCGATCAGCCACGCGACTTTCAGTCCACCGACAGACTGGATCCACTTATAGATAATGGCTATTAAAGCCCCAATGGCCAGGGCAATCCAAAATATTGGATCATGCATCAATGTTGTGAAAAGCGCCTTAGCCGCTCCGTCTGCAATCCATGTAGCAACTGCGTAAAACAGCACTGCGGCCGCCAATCCCCAGAACACCGGTTCTATGTTGGACCAGTTGTCGTAAATCCATTGGGCCGCCTCCCCAATTGTAGTTATGATTGGCGCAAACGTCTCCAACGCTATATTTTTTGCCAGTTCCCAAACTTGTGCAAACGCCATCGGCATACTCTCGAACTTTGCATTGATTTCGTCTGCCGATGCCAGCATAGCATTTTTAACAACAGTCGATGTAATCTTTCCTTCAGATGCCATCTCACGAATTTTGCCAATGGACACGTTTAAATAGTCTGCAATTGTTTGGACGATCGTTGGCGCCTGCTCGAAGATGCTGTTCAGCTCCTCGCCCCGGAGGACTCCCGAACCCATGGCCTGCGTCAACTGCAGCATAGCCGCATCAATCTGGCTTGCCTCTGCTCCAGATATGGTAAATTGCTTGTTGATAAGCTCGGCGAAGTCTATCAGCTCCTCATTGCTGGAAAAGGCATCCTTGGCCATAATGCCCATTTTTGCAACAGCGTCAGCAGTGGACAAGTAGGAGGCTCGGGAGCGGTTGGCAGACTTCATGATCATATCCTGTAGCTCTTCCGTTGTCTGCAAGCCGTCGTTTATCAAATCTAGGCGCGCACGGGTAGCCACTAGACTATCGGACAGGTCTAAAATCTGGTCTCCGTACTTTTTGGCATAACGCACAACCGCAAGGTCTTGAATTGTATCGGCTAGTGTCTGAAACTCAGACTTTGTCTTCCTCACCTTATTGGCAGCATCTTCCTGTCGCTGATTCATGCAGTCAAGGGCGTCGGCTACACGATTGGCGGCGTCAACAATTTCGTCATAATTTCGGCCATCTCCCACCGATTCGGTCAAAGCATCGGTTTCGTCCAAGGTTCGATTCAGTCGTTCCGAAGCGTTGATCATGGCGTTGATCTTGGATGTCATCCGGTCCTGGATTGCAAATTGTGTAGATACGTCCGCCATACTGTCACCTGCCCTTCTTGCCCCTTGGCCGCTTTGCCTTTTTCGCTTCCTCTTTCTCCTTCTCTATTTGAAGGTCGATGGAGGCATATACAAAGGCCCTCTCCCGCTTGGGGAGGGCCAAAAGCACGCCCGGTAAAATCTTCAACCGCTGGAGGGCGTAATGTGCGTAGACCGACTCCCCGTCGGCCTGCGCATCATCTCCGCCCCCCGTGATTAGTTTTTTGCCTCTTCCCTCAGATCGTTGATGTCGTCAGAAAAGCCGTTGATCTCCTGGATGGCCAGGAGCAGGTCCGTGTACTGGCCGGGGTTCAGGACGCGGTTGATCAGGTCTTCCGCGCCACGAACTCCGTATTTCTCCTGCAGGGCGGCATCCTTGAAGTTAGGTTCCACGCAGCAGGCGGCCACCAGGCGGCTGTTATACAGGTCGGTGTCGGTCTCCGTCTGCTTCTGGCGGGTCCGCTTGTCAAAATTGGCTTTCTGGCAGCTCCGCCGGATAGCCTTGTTCTCTCCCTCGGTGATCGACTGGATCACAAACGGGAACGGGAAAGGCGCAATCTGGACCTCGGTCTTCTCGGTGCGAATGTCGGATTCCATCAGAAAATCTTGCAGTTTACCCATGTCAAAGTTCCTCCATTGTTAGATTTTGTTGAATGCTTCCAGGATGTCAAAATCCTCAAAGGTGAAATCGGCGTCCTCGTCCAAGGGGTCGTCGCTGTCGCCGTCCAGCTTGGCCAGGACAACGGAATCCAGGTTGCAGCCCATCAGGAGGACCGACTGCTTCCCGGCGGCAGAAGCGGGATCATCGTTTTCGACCACCAGGTCAAAGTAGACGTCCGCACCGGTGTCCTTCCACTCCTTCAGCATCTGCCGGAATAGCGGTGTCAGGTAGTACAGGGTCATAGATCCAGTCCCGTTTGCCCCGGTGGTCTTGTGGCCGGTCATGCGCTTTCCGATGGCCTTGACTTCCGACTTGGATTTCTCCACCGAGGCCTCGACGGATTTGGCGAAGAACAGTTCTTCGTTGTTGCCATTGATTTTGGCGTAAGCTCGCCCCTCCCGGCCAGAAATGGTATCCGGCGCGTTCAAAGTCTTCATCTCGGTTCACTCCTTCCCTTAGTTGACCGTCACGGTCATATACAGCTTTTCCATGCTGTCGTTGGGCTGCAAGGCGCAGGCCACGGACACATCTCGCTTTCCGGCTCCCTGCTGCACGGTGATGTCTTCGGATTTGAAATTGCTGATTGCGTCCAGTATCTGGTACTGCATACCCAGAGACACCAAGTCAGCCTTGAACAACTGTCGGCCGGTATCGCTGTTGGTCATCAGGCCAATGTAGGACGCGCCGAAGATCCTGGCTACATCGTTGGCCCAGCCGTCCATCACCCTGACCACCCGGTTAGACGCCCAGTCTTCGGATACACCAGGCCCGAAGGTGGTCAGACTGTTGGCGTCCATCAAGACCCGCGCCGTGCCGTAATCGCCATAAAAGACAAACTCTCCGGCTTGCACTGCAGCCTCAAGCTGGGACCGGGTGTATTTGATATCCACATCCACAGCACCGTCATAGGCGGTATTGGTCAAGCTCTCGTTGATTTCTGCGCCGGCCGTTGCGCCGGTTACCCAGGCCACAGCCTTGTCTCCGGTGACGGTAGTCCCGTCAGCCAGCACCACGCCGTTCTTCACGTTGATCAGGCCCATGTAGTCCCCATTTTGCTGGTACAGGACTCCGGAAACCTTTTTTCCTTCATCATCCCGCAGCCGCTTCACGTAGGCCGCATACAGGGCCTTGACAGTATCATCTGTTCCGGGATAGCCAATCGCCTGGAAGATCTCCACTTCGAAGGCTTCCAGCGCCGCCACGTGGGCAGCGCCATTGACCGTTCCATTTGT